TGCTGTTCACACGAAAAATTGCACAAAAATTTGCTCCCCAAACGGCTATATTTTTGTGCAAAATTTTGCAAAAAAATTTACAAAAATGTGTTGACTTTTTTGCAGAAAGTGTTATAATTATAAATGTAAATAAGAAATGGTTCTTGAAAAGGACACGGCACATGAAAGAGAGGTAGAATATTATGAAAAAAACTATTGATTTATTGAATGAAGTTGTTAAGATGGGTTATAATAGGGAAAGGGCATTGCATGATATAGACGCTTGTTTAGATGATATCATGGGATGCGAAAACAGAAAAGATTTAGAAAGTGAAACAATTTCTAATGAAGCATATGAAGATATTTACAATGGTTTTTTAGAAGAGTTAGAGTATCGTTCTGATATTAGAAAGTTAGGATTTTAATTAGAAAGTGAGGTAGAAAGATGAAAGAATATTTAGTAGAAATAATTAACAAAGTCGACAAAAAACGTCAATTTATGTTATCATCAGAGCCAACAAAATCATTGGCAAGGAAAGACGTGTACAAAGGGTTATATTGGTATTTTGGCGAAAAAAACGAGTTTAAAGTTAGAAAAGCCTATCTTTTAAATAAAGAAATAAAGTTAAGAGAAAATATATATTGTACTCAATATTTTAATAATATTGTTGTAAATTATGATGACGCATATTTTTTATAGAAAGTGAGGTAGCAAAATGAACAATGATATTTTAATATTGAATGATAAAATATATTATCGAGTATACTATTATGGCGAAATAGAAAATCTATTAGAAGCAATCGTTTATGGTGCTGAATTTGTAATTTCTAATGGCAAGTTATATATGGCTAAATTTTAATACAAAAATTAAAATTTTTATTGACACAATAGGCAATATATGATAGTATAATATTTAGAAAGGAGGTGTGAATATAATGATTAGAAAAAAACTCATTTACACAGTACTTACAGTTTTGGTAACAAATGTGCAGACGTATGAGACTAAAGAAGTAGAATTAAGATTTTTGGGGAAATCGTCTGACAGAAAAATCAAAAATGCTGTTAAAGAATTTTCGGATGAAGTTATGAAAGTGGTGCAAGTTATAGACACAGACGAGGTAGAAGTTGTCAGAGAAATGTCTATCGAGGACTTTATCGAACACAGCGAAATTGTAGAAGATTAGTAAGCAGGCAAAAAAAATATCAAAAAAAGAAAGAGGTAAAAAATATGGAAAACAAATACAAAGTAGTTATTGCAGAAGTGACAGATGGTAAGGAGCTAAATTTTAGAGAACGTGCAAGACTGGTGAAGTTAGCCGGAGAAAAGAAAATTGATAAAGAACTTGCATTTTCAGAAGATAAAAAACTAACAATTAAACCGGATTATTATGCAGTTTTAGAAGTACACAATCCATCAGCAGAAAACGAGGACTATTCCATTCTTTGTTTTGTGTGTGGTGACGAACTCTATACATCATCATCCGAAACATTAAAAGATAGCTATTTAGAGTTGTTAGAATTGGCAAAAGAAAGCAATGAAAGTTTAGACTTTCCTATTGAGATTTATGGCGTACCATCAAAAAACTATTCAGGAAGAGAGTTTTTCACGTGTACCATTGCATAAGCATATAAAAATGTTTCACGTGAAACATTGGAATAAAAAAAGGGGGTGAAAAAAGAGGAATGAGAAAAAATTTTTTTCATTCCTCTTTTTATTATGACAAAGAATCAAGCGTTATATCAAAAAGAGATAGACAGAATCATGTCGGGAGTTTATAAGGCAAAGGGTAGGGGTTGGAACATTCCAAAAGGTTTTAAGATTGAAAGACCAAAATATATTTCACAAAAAATGTTAAAAGAGATACAACAATCCAAACCAAAGGATTATTACAAAGAGTTTGGACGTTCTGAATTTTCAATTATTGACGAAATAGCAAACAAAATTGAAAGCTTAACAAGACGGAACGGAGCACCTCTAATATTAAATTCATTGGATGAAATAAAACGCATTTTGTTAGATACACTGTATGACAATTATAACTTTGATGAAAAAGAATATATAAAATATTTAAAAGAACCAAACACAGTAGAACGTTTAAACAGAGATTTTGACGACATAGAACAAGAAAGTGATGACGTAAAAGTCCAAAAGTCATTTACAGACGCATATTTGATTTTAAATATGGGCGATATGGGTGGCGAAATAAACCGAACAATTAACAAACTAGAAAGTATGATGTTATGAAAGTTTTAAAAAAAAATATTTATGTTGCTGATTTTGAAACTACAGTATATGACGGACAGCAAAAAACAGAAGTATGGAGTTGTTGCGTTTGTCGAATATTTGAAGATATACCGTTAATTTTTGGCAACATATTAGACGGTATGCAATATTTTGAAAGAGAAGCAAAAACAAAAAACATTATAGTTTATTATCACAATTTAAAGTTTGACGGAAACTTTATAATGTACTATTTATTATCACATTCTGAAAAATATAAGCAGGGTATACGTTACGAGTTTTCAGAAGATGGCAAAGCTATTCCAGTTTTCAAAAAAGACAAAGAATTGCAAAACGGTGAATACACTTATTTGATATCTAATAAAATGGTGCAATGGTATAGCTTGAAGCTTAAAATAAATGATCATATTATTGAGTTTAGAGACAGCTTAAAGCTATTACCTTTTTCATTGGCAGAGATCGGAAAAAGTTTTGACACTAAGCATAAAAAACTAGAAATGGACTACAATAATCATTTTGCACCAAATTGCGAAATAACAGCAGAAGAACGACGATACATTGTAAATGACGTTTTGTGCTTAAAAGAAGCCATAGAAATTATGGTTAATCAAAATCATTTAAAACTGACAATAGGTGCTTGCTGTATGAATGAATTTAAAAATATAGCGTTCGACCCTTTTTTGACTTATGATAAGATGTTTCCTCAATTAGACGAAATTAAAACGCCGTTAGAAGATTTTGAAAACGCATATGAATACATACATAAATCATATCGGGGGGGTTGGGTTTATGTCAATCCACGGAAAGCAAATAAGGTAATAAAAAAAGGATTAACTGGTGACGTAAACTCTCTTTATCCGTCTGTAATGCATTCAGATAGTGGTAACGCTTATCCAGCAGGTGTTCCGACTTTTTGGATTGGTAACATGATACCTGAAGAAGCACAACGAAAAGATAGATATTTCTTTGTGCGTTTTAAATGCCGTTTCAAATTAAAACAGAATCATTTACCTTTTGTACAAGTAAAAGACAGCTTTATATATAGAAGTACAGATATGCTAACAACTAGCGATTTTTATGACAGAAAGTCAAAAAAATATACTAGATATTACAGAGAAAAAGAGACTGGAAAAGTAAAAGATACATTTGTGACTATGACTATGACTTGTACCGATTATAAACGTTTTTTAGAATATTATAACGTTTATGACTTTGAAATATTAGACGGTTGTTGGTTTTATACTATAAAAGGTATTTTTGATTCATATATAAATAAATATAAAAAGATAAAAATGAATAGCACTGGTGCAATCAGAACGCTTGCAAAGCTTTATCTTAATAATTTGTATGGGAAGCTTGCGACTGGTAAAGATAGCTCATATAAAATAGCTTATTTAGATGATGAAACAAAAAGTGTACAGTTTGAAACTGTAGCTGAAAATAAAAAGCGTTGTGGGTATATAGCGTGTGGTTCAGCAGTTACAAGTTATGCTAGAGATTTTGAAATACGCTCGGCACAAGCTAATTTTGATATTTTTATTTATGGTGATACGGATAGTATTCATTGTGAGGGGGATGTTATAAAAGGGATTCGGATACACGATTCTGATTTTAACGCATGGAAAATAGAAAACAGATGGGTTGATGGATATTTTGTGCGAGCAAAAACATACATCGAATATTGCACGCATAAAGATGAAAAAAAATGTGAGCCTTATTTTAATGTAAAGTGTGCCGGCATGCCGGATAGGTGTAAAAATCTTTTTATAGCGTCTATGACACAAAAAAAAGAAGATATTGAAAAATTAGGAAAAATTGACGAAAACGAAAAAAAATTCATTAGTAAAAAAAGAACCATTTATGATTTTAATGTAGGTCTTAAAGTACCTTCAAAGCTTTTTCAAAAAAGAATTGAAGGTGGTGTTCTTTTAATAAAAGGCGATTATGAAATGCACGAAAGATATTGACAAAAAATATACAAAACGATATAATAAAAAAGAGGTGAAAAAAATGAGCAACGAAAAATATTATAATGGTAATAAACTTTTAAATATGCTTGATATAAACAAAAACAAACCCGAAATTTTGATATCAAATACAAATAGAAGTGCAGGCAAAACTACATATTATACTAATTATATGATAAAAAGATTCTTTAAGAAAAAAGAAATGTTTGGTTTTATTGTGCGTAATAAAAATGAAATATATGACTATTGGCAGGGAGCTTTTTCATCAGTCGAATCACTTTATTATGAAGATTATGAAGTAATGCAAAAGAATCAAAAAGATTTGCTTTTCTCTACATTATTTATAAGAAAAAAAGGTTATGATGAATGGATTAAATGCGGATATATTTTTCAGCTAAAAAACGTAGACGCATTAAAAAAATTCAGTAATCTTTTTTCAAGGGTGTGTAGTGTTTTGTTTGACGAGTTCCAAACTGAAAGCAATACCTATTTACAAAATGAAATAAAAAATTTTTTATCTTTAAAAACCTCAATAGGTAGAGGTAACGGAACACAAAGCAGAATTGTTAGATTTATACTTTGTTCAAATTCATGCAGTCTAATCAATCCGTATTTTGTAGAGTTAGGCATATCTAACAGAATTAAAAAAAATGCGAAATATATACGTGGTAATGGGTGGGTTTTAGAACGAATAACAAACGAATCAGCAAAATCAGCACAAGAAAATTCTATATTTAATAAAGCATTTTGTAATAATTCCTATTTATCATTCGCGAATGAAAACGTTTACTTAGATGACAAAATTTTTATAGAACAAATGACAGGCAAAAATAGATACATGTGCACAATCAAAACAGAAAATGCGTTGTATTGCGTAAGATATTTTTATGAAAAAAACATATATTATGTTGACGACAGCGTAGATATAGACTATCCAATACGGTTAGTATCTTCTAAAAATTTGCATGACGTGGATTTTATCCTTGACAAAAACACAAGACTTATGATATTATCTTTAAAGGGAATCTTTGAACGTGGTTTGTTTCGTTTTAAAGATTTAATTGCAAAAAATGCTGTAATTGATATGCTTAGTTAAGGTATCAACGGAAGTTATTATGTTGTTTGATATTGATAAGTATTAGGAACGTTGAAAAATACGACTTACAATATAGCTTGATAGTCCAGTTAGGCAAAAGCAACAACTTCCGTGTGGATATATTGCGTATATTATTTTTTCAATAAAAGTGATATACGCAATTAAAAAAGATATTTTTGAACGCTTAAAAGTGTTCATTTATATAAAAATAAAAAGAATGTTTCACGTGAAACATTTTATAAAAAAAGGTGGTGAAAAAAATGGTAAAAGATATTACTACGATCATTACTACGTTAGGTTTTCCGATTGCACTTTGCTTAATGCTTTTGTGGTATATCAAAGACTTGACAGAGAAACACAAGTTGGAAACAGATAGTTTCGTAGAAGCTTTAAATGCTAATACTATAGCTATTCAAAAATTAGCTGACAACTTAGACAAAAAGGAGTGAACAAAATGAGCAAATCAAAGTATGATATTACGATTCATGCCGGGCATAACACACCACATAAAAATGGGTGTGGTGCTGTAGGAATTTTGGACGAAAGTGAATATACTCGAAAAGTGTTAAAAGAGGTAAAAAAGAAGTTAAAAAAGCATAAGATAACTTTTAATGATATCACAGTTGAAAACGCAAAAGGTGCTATTGACGTGTTGAAAAAATTAAAAGAAAGAGAAAACAAGTGCCTAAAAAAGATTAACATTTCACTTCATTTAAACTGTTTCAACAAAACAGCAAACGGAACAGAAGTTCTTTACAGGGCAAAAAAACCTAATACACGGAAGTATTATTCGTCAATGAAAAAAGCAGGAATTAAAAAGAGAGAAGATGTAAAGAGAACAAACCTTTACATAATGAATCAGTTTAATGCCCCAACTTTTTTGATTGAATTAGGCTTTTGCGATAACAAGAACGACTGCAAAGCGTTAGAAAAAAACATTGAAAAAGTGGCTAGTGCTGTTACATGGTTCATAATCAAAAATTTAAAGGAGGTTAAAAAATGGCAGTAAAAAGCGTAGAAGAAATTGTTGCAGAAGTGAAAGAAGTTGTCGGTGATAGAACGGATGACACAGTAATTGAGTTGTTGGAAGATATTACAGACAGCGTGGGTAATGACAAAGGTTTTACACAAGAAGATATCGACAACGCAGTTTCCGAAACGGAAAAAAAATGGCGTGAAAAGTATATTGCACGTTTTTCCGGGAAAAAAGTTGATGAGGTGGAAGAAGAGGAAGAAGAGAAAGAAGATGAATATATCCCATCGCTTGATGACTTGTTAAAAGAAGATAAAAAGGAGGAAGATTAAAAATGCCAACTAAACCGATAAAAAACCCAAAAATTGCCACTAGCACGACACGAGAAATTTTAAACGCTATCCGTGAAAGTGCGTCACAGAATTATAAAAATTACGTGCCGGTCCTTTTAGATGGTGACGATATCAAAAAAATTGGAAACATCTTAATGGATAACGTTACATTGAAAAATGAGTTTTTACAGACGCTTGTAAACAGAATTGCGTATGTAATTACAACGTCAAAATCATACAAAAATCCTTTAGCCATTTTCAAAAAAGGTAAAATGGATTATGGTGAAACTATTGAGGAGATTTTTGTAAATATAGCAAAGCCTTTTAAGTATGACGTTGACACAGCAACGAGTGAAGTATTTAAGCGTGAGAACCCTGATGTACGAACAGCTTTTCATGTCGTAAACTTTAAAACATTTTACAAACAAACAACAGAGGACGCTACACTTAGGCAAGCTTTTTTGAGTTATGATGGCGTGAATGAGTTACTTACTCGAATCATTGAATCAATGACTACAGCCGAACAATATGACGAGTTCGTGACAACAAAGTATATGTTAGCGCATTTGATTTTAAAAGGTCTTGTCAAAACAGAAACGATTGTGAAGCCGGTTGACAAAGACACAACTACAAAAGTTGCTAAAGTTTTACGGAAAACATCAAATGACTTTACATTTATGAAAGATAAATTTAATCTCATGGGTGTAAAAACTGTGACTAACATTGATGAACAGTATATTTTAATATCGACAGACTTTGAGGCAGAAATGAGCGTTGATGTGTTGGCATGGGCGTTTAATATGAGCAAAGTTGATTATCTTGCACACAGAATTTTGATTGATGATTTTGGAGATATTGACGTTGAGAGAATGAAAGAATTATTAGGGTCATTATATGAGGATATTTCAGATGACGAAATGAAAGCACTTTCAGACATTCCGGCTGTTTTGGTGGATAAGACATTTTTTCAAATATATGACAACTTTACAAATATGGATACGATATATAATCAGCAAGGTTTATATTACAATCATTTTTATCATGTTTGGAAAATCTTTTCAACGTCACCATTTTCGAACGCTGTAACATTTGTAGCTGGTACGCCAGCAGTTGTATCTGTTACTGTTACGCCGTCATCGGCAACGCTATCGGTTGGTGCAAGATTGCAACTTTTCGCAAATGTTGTAACAGAAAATTTTGCTAGTCAGTCCGTTGTGTGGAAAAGTGATAATGAAAAAGTAACAGTTTCAAACACTGGCATGGTGGAAGTCCTTGATGGTGCTACAGGAACGGTAGAGATAACAGCAACAAGCGTTTTGGATAGCACAAAAACTGCAAAATGTGATATTACTATTTCTTAAAAATTGCGCGTTTCACGTGATTCCAATTCGTGGCTGTATGTTTCACGTGAAACATTTACAAAAAAGGAGTGAAAAAAAATATGAGTGTGCAACCCAATACGATAATAAAAGTTTACACGGATTTAGCACTTGACAAAAGTTATAAAAACACACTTTACTTTGACAGTGTAGCAAAACAAAACTCTTTTTTTCATGGTTCAAAAACTCCGATTGCTACTTTCCAAAATAATTCGTATCAAAGAGTGAATAAAAACACAATTAGAGTAAACGCTGTAGCAGATAGATTGTACAACGCTTGTTATTTAGCTTTTCAAAATTCAAGCTATGGGCAAAAATGGTTTTATGCTTTTGTTGAAAAAGTGGAATATATATCTGATACATGTTGTGAAATAACGTATTCAATCGACAGCATACAAAGTTATCTTTTGCAATGCGATATAAAGCAGTCATATGTTGTACGAGAACACTCTTTAACGGATGGAGTTGGAGATAATCGTACAAGTGAGCAAATAGATATCGGAAACATAATATGTTCTGATATAGAATCTGATACTTTCAACATTAACACAGCTTTACTTTTTTGCACGTCTGAAAAGTCGAATGTTAATCCACTTGGAAAATGGCACGATGCCGGAGAATTTCAAGGCTGTATATGCCCTTGCAACGTTATAGAATACACTCTACCAAACGATTTAAATAAATTGCAAGGTGATTTACATACTTTTGTTATTCAAAAAGAGATTCAAAATGTTCAAAGTATAATAATGATTCCGGGGGAGTTTGCAACTTTTGGTAGTGGCGTTTTTTTATCCGGTGATATTTCTAAACAACGCCCGAACGATTTTGATGGATATAAGCCTAAAAACAACAAACTTTTAACATACCCTTTTAATTATCTTGATGTGGATAGTCTTTCAAATGTAGCTCATTATAGATATGAATATTTCAGCAATGGCATAAAGTTTCAAAAAATAGCTTGTGTCGTATCACCAAACGCACAAATAGCTTTAGTTCCGGTTGGCTATAATGGTAGTGGTACTGGACTTTATAACTACAATGAAAGATTGACGTTACAAAACTTCCCACAGATGCCTTATACTGTAGATGGTTACGCAAACTGGCTAGCTCAAAATAGTACCACGCAGTATATTTCAGCTATTTCATCAGCTGTAACCACCGGCTTTGGGATGGTCACAGGAAATCCGGTCGCTATTGTGGGTGGAGCAATCGGATTGACTAACACTTTAAACAGCAGTATTACAGCACAAGCTACACCCGACCAAGTTCGTGGATTGAACAGTGGCAATATTGACTTAGCAAGTAGAAGCATGGGTTTTTATTTTAAAAAAATGCAAGTAACAAAAGAATATGCAAAGCAAATAGACGACTATTTTACTTGCTATGGGTATGCAACAAACAGAATCAAAAAACCAAACATATCAAGTCGACCTCATTGGAATTTTGTGAAAACGCAAAATTCTAATATCATAGGTGCGTGTCCTGTTGAAAATTTAGCCGAAATATGTAAAGCGTTCGATACTGGAATAACGTTTTGGAAAAAAGCAAATGAAATAGGAAATTATGGATTAGATAATTCACCATCGTAAAGAAAAAAGGAGTAGAAAAAAATGCGTAAAAGTAAAATGCGTCAGTTTGAACAATCACTAATTGCTAATATGTGGACTTTTGAAGATTATAAAAAAAATCTTTTAAATCTAGCAATTTCTGTTTTTAAATGGAATAACTTGCCGACTAGCTGTGACGAAAGATTTATAGAGTTAATGCTATGCGTCAATGGTAGCATTTGCTTTTTCAAGGATGACGTTAGCGAACAAATACTATCTTTAAAATGCTCATTTGGAGGTGGTTTTGACGTATACAGAAATCCGACTTTACGTTTTGTATATGCTGACAATGGTTATACAAACAAATGTACTATAGATGATAGCGTAATTTGTTATAATGATTTATTGCGAACAAACTTAATAGGGTTTATTGAAAATTATGCGTATAAGTTGTATGAAGTCGACAGAATCATTATGACAAACCTAAAAGCTCAAAAAACGCCGGTATTAGTAAAATGTAGCGAAAATGAAAGGCTCACATTACTAAATCTGTATAAGGAATACGATGGAAACCAACCTTTTATATTTGCTGATAAAGATTTTAATATGAACAGTCTTGAATGTTTAAAAACTGACGCTCCTTTTGTTGTTGACAAGTTGTTTAAATATAAAACTGATTTGTACAATGAAGCGTTAACGTTCTTGGGTATTCAAAATATTCAAGTCCAAAAAAAAGAAAGACTTGTGCGTGATGAAGTACAACAAATGAACGCCGGTTCTATTGCGTCAAGATTTTCACGACTTAAAGCACGTAAAGAAGCTTGTGAAAAAATAAATGCAATGTTTGATACGGATATATCCGTAGAATTTACAGACTACGACAAACAGAATGAAGTTTCTTATGAAATACAAAATACTGGAGGTGGTTCGATTGAGTAAATACACAACAGAAGTTCGTTATATATGTGAACGATTTTCGGGACTTGACGAATCACAAGGCTTTACAAAAGTTGATGATATTGTTGAAAAAGCACGACATTCTATTTTTAAAAAATATCCAATTTTTGACGAAAATTATCGGGGTATTTTGGAAACTAAAATTTTAAAACATTTTTACACAAGAGAAATAGGGTTTGAAACTGTCGGACTGTGGTTATTAAAACTCAATCAAAAAATGAGCGAAATAATGCCATACTATAATCAGTTTTACAAATCTGAAAAATTATCATTCAATCCACTTGTCAATATTGACACTTCACAGTCATCTACACGTGATGATAGTACGACATCTAACGCACAAACAGCACAAGCTACAACAAACGAGCGTGTTAATACAGTTTCGAAAGATTCGAACGAATCTACTATGAGTTCATCTAAATCGTCGGAAGATAATAAAACAATTTATGGTTCAAAAGTTGTCACGTCCGGTAATGATGATATTTCAGAATCAGATACACCACAAGGAACGCTAAGTAATGTCGAAAATAACACTTATCTGTCAAAGTTTACACGAAATCACAAAAATATATCTGACGAAAAAAGCGGAGTAGATGAAATAGCAAGTAATTCCAATGTTGACAGTTCGAATGCTAGTAATTCAAATCTTACAGAAAATGCAAATGAAAAAAATAATAGTAGTCAAGCCGTTAATGAAAATTCAGAAAAAAATACGCTTGAAAATTATATTGCTAACAACGTAGGACTTTCGGGTGTTAGTGGCTCGGAGTTGTTGGAAAAGTATAGAGCTACATTTATGAATATTGACATGCTTGTGATTGAAGAGCTAAATGACTTGTTCATGAAATTATGGTGATGTTTCACGTGAAACATTTTTGAAGGGGGGTGAAACTATGGATAATTTTTGTTTTACAAAATACTGGTGCCAAAAAGTTCTTCCGTTGGTGTATGATGAAAGCCTTAGTTATTATGAGGTTCTTTGCAAGCTTTGTGACGAAATGAAAAAGTTAATGCAAGAAATGGATGACTTGTCAGAAGATGTAACAGCGTTAAAAAAAGCAATTGCTGATGTTGAAAAATGGATTGCTGATTTTAACACGGATTTTATCAAAAAACTTGTACTTGACTATGTTGCTGAAAGTGTAAAGCAAGTTTATTTCGGTCTTTCGAATACTGGTTATTTTGTAGCATACATTCCGAAATCATGGAATGAAATAGAATTTGATACAATTCAAGAGGGGGATTTATATGGACATCTTACACTCAAATATTAAAAATTTTAACGAGCTTTTGACAAAAGAAGAGATTGTAAAAAGGTACAGAGAAGATAACTTTAAAAACACACTTTGTTTTTTATTAAGAAGGGAGAACAGCGAAAATGAACGAAAATAACATTTATATTGGTAACAGATATGTTCCTATCGTAGTAGGTGAATGGGATAAAAATAGGAGTTACGAAAGCTTATCTATTGTCACATATGCCGGAACAAGTTACACGTCTACTAAAAATGTGCCAGCGGGTACTGAAATCAGCAACACGGATTTTTGGGTTGTGACTGGTAACTATAACGCACAAGTCGAACAGTATCGAAAAGAAACAGAAGCACTTGCTAAAAAAGTTGAGAATATTACCAACCGAAATATAATTGTGATTGGTGACAGTTACGGCAAGGGGTGGGATCAAGCCGGAAATCAGTATACACCTTATACTACATATGCTACAAGATATACTGGAGTTCCAATAACTAACGTGTCCGAAAGTGGTGCTGGATTTGCCAATGAGGGCGATTCGGGCAATACGTTCGTTAACTTGATAGCAAATCTTGCTAGCACTATGACTAAAACTGATAGAGATAAGGTAACGGATATCATTGTAATAGGGGGATATAATGACAGGGTGCATAGTAATTCAGAAATAAATACTGGGATTTCTTCTTTTTCTACTATTGTAAAAAATTCATTTGTGAATGCAAAAATGGCAGTAGGTGCAGTTGGTTGGTCGACATATTCGCAAGATTACCCAATGCTTGCTCAAATGGTTTGGTGCTATAAAACATTCGGAACACGTAATAAAATGGCATATATTACAGATGTGGAAAAAGTAATGCATGTATATGATCTATTTTCAAGCGACGGTATACATCCTAATGAAAACGGGCAAAGCTACATTGGAACAGCATTAGCAAGTTGGATTTTAGGAAGTAGGACTATGCCAATCATGAAAAGACGTTTTAAATGTAATCTTGTCGCTAACGGAACTATTGTAACAACAAATAACATTTTTATGAGTTTTGATAATAATGTATGCACAATCAGTTGGGATAGCAATTTTAATGTAACAAAAATGCAAATGTTTGGTAAGCATTCTTTAAATGGTAGTGAGCAATTTAAAGTAGGAACACTAAATGTACAAAATGAAACCGTCAGAGGTTTGTACGGTGCTATGTTTTCAACTCCTTGCACATTCCATTTTTCGGATAACACTTATATCATTGGCTTTGCTACTTTTAAACTTATCAATACAGAAATTTTTCTTGAATTAGTAGCAATAGAAAATAATGCATTTGTCGAAAAAACTATTGACTTTGTTACGCTACCACCAACATCATACACCGTTTCAAATATGGAAAACTAATATATAAAGAGGTGATATAATGCAATATGTTGTAAGAGTACATTATACTCAAAATGGTGAACCAAAAATGATTGGGTTGATTGTTAATAAAGCAATTCAAAATGATTTGCTTTTGTTTAGAAATGATTCTAATAATTTGAAAACGATTATTGCCGTCATTGGTGCTTACGTTGGTGGATTTCAAGGCATCGGAAATATCGAATTTTTTGAGAATGATAAAAAAATTTATGATTTGATTTATTAGAAGTCATTTCTTGCAAAGCGTAAAAAAAAAAATAAAAAGCACTGGATATAAATTTCTAGTGCTTTTTTTCTATAACATTACAATATAGCAATTATGCACAACATAACAATCTTTGAACGTTCTAACGTCACCAATACAGTTGTTTATAATTTCAACATCTTTACCGACTTCTAAAGCTTTTGATACCCTTTTATATTGTGCGTTGCTTTTAATGTCTTGTTTTGCTTTGAATCTTGCTTCACTCTTGCTATTTGCATATTCTTCTAAATAAACACATTCACCAATAAAGTTGCTTTCAATTTTAACTAAATAACGTTTCATATTTTTCTACCTCACTTTCATGTATTATATTTCATCTACTGAAAAAATAGAACCATTACCCAAGTCATCTGTATATAGATTTAAAGTGTTAGCAATATCATACATTGATTCGCACGATTTTAAATCATCATTATAATTTTTGATTCTTTCACATATATCATACTTGTAGTCACCATCAAAACCACAAGTAATATCGTCTATATCATTTTTAGAAAACATATAGTATCTTTTTGCTAAGTCAACATTTGTAAAATCAATTTCGCCATAATAGTATACTCGATAATATATTTTATCATTCAATATTAAAATATCATTGTTCATTTTGCTACCTCACTTTCTATAAAAAATA